AGACAAAGTTTTACAAAAACATGTTGGTGGAGTTTTAAGCGTTGCTGTAAGCGATAAAAATGATCTACGGGAGGATATTTGTTTAAGTTTGGCGGAGAGGGCCCGAGGACAAGCCAAAACAAGTATTAAATTTGAGGTGGAAGTTCCGATGTTAACTAACCGGATTCGTTTGTCTATATCTAAGAATGGGGTAGGATCGGCCTGTTAATATAAGTTTGAATTCTCTATGGTAAGGATGGGGTCTCCGGTCCGATTCCGGAAGGCAGCTCCAGACTATTACAAGCTCCGCAGGTATTTGCCTGCGGAGCTTTTTATTTTCTGGCTACCATTTTAATAAATTACCCCCTCTAAAAGGCAGAAAAAAAGACTGCCCTGACCACATAAAGATCAAGGCGGCCGATTGTTAAAATCTGATAACATGTTTTATTTTATATTAGTCAATTATATTGACAAATAGAAAATATTATATTAGTATACCAACTGCGGGTAGAAAAGTGCTTTTACAAAAATGGGTAGTCATCCCCGGTGATTGGAACTTTCCAGCACAATGATGATAGAGTATTTGCATACTCAAAAAGAGCATTACCCAATGTATATCTTGCGTTAATCCATGGTGATCAGTGTTATTTAAAAAGACCATAAGGGGTCGCAAGATTAGCATTGGAATTCGCCAGAGTATCAATTTACTCATTTTTATAGTGCAATTCCTGCGAATATCCATGGTAATTAAAAAACTACCATAATATATCGCAGAATGAGCACTGAAAATTGCCAAAATTATGAAGCGGCGCCCCGTCTCCTTTCGAGCACTAATCAGCAAGGTAGAAATGCAAAAGCCTAATTTAAGCTGATTGAAGGGAGTGAAAGGTATGAATAATACCAAAAAAAAGCCGCGCTCGACTAACCGGAAGTCAAAAATGCTAAAGGTTGTGTTGGCTGTTGCAACGTTTTTAAAGGCCATACAGCAGATTTTTAACTTTTGCATTTCTATTATTGACTTTTTTAAGAATTTACTTGGTTAGCGATATATGATTTTGGTTTTTCTTAATTAAAAATAGGAGGGTAAAAAAATGATAGGAGAAGTCCTCCGTTTATTTAGGACTGTAGAGGGAGAAAAAGCTAATAATTTTGCACAAAAATTAGGAATATCACCTTCTTATTTGTCTTTGATTGAAAGTGGGAAAAGACAACCTTCCATTGAGCTTATCAATAAGTATGCTGATATTTTGGGAGTACGACCTTCTGGCATTATGTTTTTCTATGAAGAAATAAATGACGGAAAATTTAAAAATTCCATTTTAAAAATGAGTCGCCCAATTTTAATTAAATTAATTGGAAGATTAGCTTCACAACAATCAAGATGAAAGATATTACTCTTTTCGACCTTTCGTCTAAAAAGAGGCTTGTTCATTTTTTTCACTACAACAATCTTCAGGACTTGAAAAAACTTACTTCTGATGAATGTTACAACATTATTAAAATTAAATCAGCTAAAAAATTCAGGATATGCGAGGTTCCATGCCCCGACTTGTTTAAAGTCCATGAGTTAGTTTTTAATGAATTACAAAAAAAAAATGTACCTCATTGGCTTTTTTCATCCAAAGGTAAGGGATATATAGCAAATGCTAAGTTTCACGCTGAATCAGGGATTACTTACTTACTAAAAATGGATATTTCAAAATTTTATCCCAGTTGTAAAAAGGTAAATGTTTTCAATTTATTTAGGGATAAAAAAGGCTATGGATTGCCAGGAGATATATCTGAATTACTCGCAGACATCTTAACATATAATGGGCATATTCCTACCGGATCTCCAGTTAGCGCACTCCTCGCTTTTTGGTCTTATTATGATTGTTTCAATGAAATATATTTATACAGTAAAGCAAATGATTTCAAAATGAGTCTATATGTTGACGACATTACTTTATCTGGTAAAAAAGAACCATCTCGCCTATTTGTTAATAGAATCAAAAATATAATTAAACGTTATGGATTGCAATTAAATAGCAGTAAATTAAAATTATATAAGCCTTACCGTCCCAAACTAGTAACTGGTGTAATTATTAAACCTTCAGGTAATTTAAGTGTTCCTAATAAATTACGGAAAAAAATATTTGATTTACGCAAAGAGATACGCGAGCAACAAAATAATGAAGATTTACCAAAAGCTCTAAATCGCTTAAATGGCCTAAAAAATTCGGCATTCCAAATACAAAAACATAATCCTGATACAAATTCAAGTTTCTACATTTAGCCGCCCTGGTCCATAAAGATCAAGGCGGCTGATTATTAAAATCTGATAATATCATATGTAATTCCGATCCCTATGACACCCTCACCGGTGTGCGCAAACCCGCCAAAAGGACCGATGCCCCAGCGTTTACGCTGTTCTATTGCAAGCTTTTTATCCAAAGCAGTGTTTTTATTCGCCAGAGTTCCTACCTGTTGCTGCCATTCTGAACGTTCCTGCAGACGGTTCTTATTGAGATCTTCCACGGCGGCTATAAGCCTGTCTATCTGCGCGTCCTTTGAGGCCACTATTTGCCTTAATACCGAGATCTCAGCTGATTGCGTGTCTATCAGCTCCAGGGTATCCCGGCCATCTTGCAGCGGTACAACATAAGCAGTCTCAGTTAGTTTCCCTCCCGGTTCCGCCATCTTTATTTTTCCGCTGTTCGCGGTATTCGCCGATGCGTGCATTCCAGGCAGCAGCAACAGCATCATTATCAAGATCGGCAATAGCTTTAACAGCTTTCTTTTTAGCATTTGCGACCACCTCCTCGCTCTGCGACCGTTCGCGGTTAATATCCCTGAAGATCTCTTCAATCCTGCCTGAGCTGACATCGGCTGACATAGCAGCTACTGGGAACTGTGATGTACATTCAGGTTTTACTTTTCTGTGAGTCCCTATGTAAAAAGATGCCATGGCAATTATTACAGCAGCCAGTACAAGTAAGATGACCCAGTACCATTTATTTATCTTTAGCATCATGAGCGCCCCTCTCAGATATTTTCTTACCGACATATCCGCCCATAGCCACGCCGTATGCCGCCGTCAATTCTCCAAAGTGTTCGAACGGCCAGCTTATACACTGTTCGAGAAGCCACGCTATGAGCAGGGAAATAAAAAGCACGAAGCACATGAATCTGGGGAGACTCATATATCCATCCAAATCGTACAATGTGCTCCATAGATCTCGTAAAAATTTTTTCATTTCGTTACGCCAATTGCCGACAATAAATCAAGTATCTGCTGTGCTATGCTGAGGAACCATCCTATAAAGCCTCCGATTGCCAGCATGACCCCTATGATTCCACGGAGAAAATATTTATTCTGCATAGCTGTATGCTCAAGTGTCTGTACGCGGGAATCAAGATCATTTATCTCTCCCGCTATTTCCTTGTCCTGTACCGCTCTGGCAGCGTCTCTTTCCACTAATGAGGTCACGTTCTTATCTATCCTGATGATAGCGTTTTCCATCTGTTCAGGGGTCATCCGTTCCACCTCGCTCTATATCCTCTGACATCCACATGCGTAAACGTCGGATACCTGCCTATGCCGCCGTTCTTAAATACGTCTATTTGTTCCGCGAAGTCAGCCACCTTGCCAGGATCCATACCTTTGACCCTGATGTCCGCCGCCCTGCCCTTTATATGCTGTGAATCCTTAACTCCGCCGACTTTTTTGTTATATTCCGGACACCGCACGGCAGAGTTTATGATGATCGGCATACCAATCAGATCTCTCAGTGCCTGAAGCCCTTTGACAAGCCTGATGTCTACATAATTGCCGCCGCATTTGCCGCACTTGCATTTAAACTCATCACGTGAAAAATCTTTTGTAAGATCACCCATTAGTCACCCATCTTTCATATTCACCTGCCAGTGCCTCAACGTTCCTGGCATAAGACGAACCATCGCCGGCGCCGTTGTAAGCCCCTGCGGCTTCCCTGATATTTCCGCCGTTTTTCTTTAACAGAACCATAAGATGCGCCGTACCGAAACGTATATTCTTATTGGCGTCAAGCAAGTCCGCTATAGAGCGCGCGCCATAGCCGTAAGCCAAAGGGAACATGAGCTGCATAAGCCCGTAGCTTGTAGCCATCTGTTCCGGTGTTAATCCGCATTCATGTGCGATTTTCAAATTACGTTTGTTTCCGAAAACATAACGCCTCAAATAATCGCTTTCAAAACGAATAGCTGCAGGGTTACCGCCGCTTTCCTGTTCTATAACAGCTAAAATCAGTCCGGCCGGGACACCTGTCTGACGCGACCAATGCATTGCGATAGGCTTATAGGCCTGTACACTTGTCCTCATTGTTTTGCCGCCTTTCTATGCCGCTACACTGACAGGGCAAAATAAAAGAGAGCCGTTTCAGGCTCTCTCTTGATATTCTTTGCATTATGAAAATCTTCCTGCTTATACCCATTGGATTGCATTTATTTCATCAGCTGTTGCGCATCCGTCTATTGACTCATCATATACAGCCTCTCTGTCGAAACAGCCCTGCACGTGATCGCGTACCATTTGGGCAATTTCTATCACCTGGGCAGCATTGAGAGGTACAAAACCATCTGAGGTCTTCCATCGGACAGTGTATGAACTGTCACGGATTGCCGCTAATGCCGCTCCTGTAATAAGCGCCTGACTTTCCCTGTCAGTCATTACTACTGTACCGTTAAACGAGATTCCTGCAATCTCGGCTTTATATCTGGCATTGGCTATCTCAGCTTTTTTAGCTGCTTTGAGATCTTCTAAGCTAACTTCAACAACTGGATCTGGGTGCAGTTCAGCCCATTCTTCCTGAGTGAAGTATCCTTCGGGTTTTTCAGACCATAATTCAGCGTTGCCTGTAGAGCTGTAAAATCTAGGCATTTTCAACCACTCTCCTTAATACCATATGATGCAAATTCCTGGTGAGCCGTCCCCGCCGTCATATGTGTTGTCACCGCCAATACCGCCAGCCCCGATTGTGATTGTATATGTGTTCCCTGCTGTAACTGGTACTGCTACGGCATATAAAGCACCACCACCAGCAGAACTGCCAATGACCCCTGATGAACTGCCAGCAGTACCGTTCATATTACAATAAGTACCATCTGCTCCTTTGCTAATATTCAGTCCAGAATTACCACCGCTATTACCATAACCTGTAGCATTTCCACCATCGGTATTCATGGCACCACCAGCACCACCAGTACCGGCATAAAAGAATGCCAGTTCTATAAATGCAGAAGTTGATGATGTTGAAATTGTCCCTGATTTTGCAGCGGTTGTTCCTATTAAAGCACCCTGACCACCATTAGCAACAAGAAGTGTGCCACCAAAAGAGCTATTGCCACCATCACCGCCTCTTGTATAGCCGTTACTTGAATTCTTTCCGCCGCCTCCGCCACCGCCGCCGACAAGAAGAACGTTCACATGTTCTATCTCTTCCGGGCATGTCCATATCCCAGAAGAAGTAAATATATTACATCCATGCAATTTACATGTTTTTTCTATGTCCACAAGCGTTCCAGTACCTGTATATGAAACTACTACGGTTTTACCTGCATCGGCTGCGTTGAAAAGTATGGTGCCTGTGTTCCAGCTGTCGTCGCTGTCAGCTTTGGTGGAGTAGTCCGGCCAGAATTCGCCTGATGCAGGAGCCGCGCTTACTTCATTTGCAGCAGAGCCTCCGATTGTAAGGCTGATCGATGAAGGAGTGTCTTTCTTCGGTACCTCTTTAAGCCGTATTGTATACGGTGAATTATTCGGTATAACGTGAGTTTCCCCTGTTATGTTTATAGCTTCGGAAACATCGTTGAAAGGGTCATACCTGTAATCATGCGGCATAAAATCACCTCCTCTAAGAACTGCCTGCACTGCTCATGCGCTGGAGCAGTTCCGCGTTCTTAACATCCCTTGTAAGCTTCAGGATAAACTGGTCCAGCCCCTTGGTGTATTCCCCAAGTTCCATCGTCATAGTTATCCCGGAGCTGCTTATCTTGTATTTGACCTTCTGTATTGGATAGTCATAATAAGACGAGCCGTCATAAGTCGTTATGCGCGCCATTCCTTCAGGCTTTATTTTGCGCCTCAGAATATCCGGCTTTATTCCGTCCACCTTAGCAGTTCTTTTGGGATCCTTAAGCGATGCAAGCTGGCTGTTGCCCCACTGGACCGCGTCCACATTCTCAACGGCACTGGGGATAGTAAGTACCGCACCGCGCAGTCCGTAGGCAGCAATACTTGCGGCGTCGCCTGTTTCATAGACCACGTTTGAATCCCCGTTCTGGACATATACATAATTGACTACAGTTTCTATGTCCTCTTCAGGGATAAACTTCTCAATATGATGCCCGACCCAGAAGCGGCTGTTCTCGTTTATCTCCGTAATAAGCTGTTTGAAAAATACATCTCGCGTTTCGTCGACACCATAAATGAAATTGGCGGCGAACTCGGCCAGCTGCGACAGCGCTTCTTTTGCCGTCACATGATCGAATTTCAGCCCTGTCGCGGTATAGCCTGTTGAATATATTTTGTCTGAAGCATAGAGCGCGCCTGTATTCGGCTCTATATATGTCCGGACAATGGATTTAACTATCTGCGATATTTCCGTATTTGAGTAGGTCGCGTTGACTATTACGCCGCTGCACTGCTGAAAAAAACCGTATCCGCTATATTCAAGCGTTTCGGCTGTAGTGCCCTCGACAGGACGCACCTGTATATAGCCGCTGTACCACGGCTGCAAATCTCCGAACAGCCTTATGTCTATGCGCTGGTTATATGCGACTGTTATTCCGTGCTTTTTGGCCAGCACAAGTTTGAACTGGGCACATCCATTCTGGTTGAGCTCAAATTCAGCCGATATAACAGGTGAATCACGTTTGTCGGAAATTAAAGAGGCGGTGCGCGTACCTTCGGAACTGTAAAAATCAACGGCGAAATGTCCGTCGATGTAAGGATAATCGATTACAACGGCCCCAATATGTTTTACAGGAGAAGTAAAGCGATAACGGCCAAAGCGTTTACGTCCAAAAATCATATTGGTCATTTATAACCACCTCGGCGTATACAGGACCTTAATAATGCACGGCGCACCTTCATATGAAAAAACATTGTCGCCTGTCTCCAGTTCGATAAAAGTACCTGAAAAAGCGTTTATCGTATTTGAGCCGTCCCGCTCCACAGTCGCATTTGCCGTATCGAATATGACGGAAGCCCCGCCTGTCAGCTGAGGGTCCGCATAATAGCTCATGCGGCCGTTTGTCGTGTTTGTAAGCTGCACAGCCGGCACTGCTGCAGCTGCCGTTACCGTTATTTCAGCGGGAGTATCCACATTGCTGCTGTTGTTTACAGTAAAGACATGGGGCGACTCAGTTATTGCAAATTCTGCAACAACTGGGGTATCGCTGTAGAAAAAGGGATCATTGCACTTGAACTCCGCTGTTATCCAGCAGCGGCGGTTCGCAAATCCTTTGATAAATTCTTCCTTGAAACTGTACAGGGAGGTAAGGTTTATATATCTGTTGGCCGTTACATAAAGTTTTTGGCTACGCCGGTACAGCCGCCTTTTTATCGCATCCACAGCAGCAAAATATAAAGCCTGCGAAGATTCGTTAACAAGGATTGTCAGTGACACAGTGCGGGGTTCTATCTTGCCGTCACCTGTATCCACAGCGCCATGCTGACATGCCCTGTCAGATTCCTTGCGGCGTACTGTAAACGGTACCCCGTCTATCCAGGCGTTATCGGGAAGAGCCCAGTCATCCGAACCCTTTACAAGCCTCAGGCTCTCCATAAAATCACGCTCCCATCAGCGCAAAGCGCGTATCATTAAAGAGTTTGCCGAATATGCGTTCTTCGTCCGATGCACTGTTTATGTCGCCATAGACATTGACAGTCGCTCCTGATGTTTGGCCGCCCTCCTGTTTTATACCTGATGCCAACTTGCTGAATACCTTATCCGACAGTGGAAGGACAACCTCTCGATAACGCCCTTCGCCTATCTGTGCAAGTGTCGGGCCGGTTGTTATACCGCCTTCCGCAAGCTGAGGAACACTTAACGCACGTGACAGCGCATGGGTCGCAGATATCCCTGCCATTGCAGGGCCGGAGTTTGCTCCGAACGAAGCAAGGGAAACGGCTGCTGCTGCGGGTGCCCATGCGGCGGCAACGGCGGCCGCTGATGCCAGCGAAGCGGCAGTTTCAGTTGCAAGTGTAGTTTTAGACATAGCCGCAGTTGTTACGATCCCGGCAATTTTCTGCGCTATCCAGTCGGCCAGCACCTTTAATATAGATTTTCCAAGGCTTTTAAAGGCGTCTTCCAATGTAGCGGTACCGGTTATGATGTCTGATATCGAGTTAGAAATCCCGCTGAACCCGGCGCTGTACATATTTGCCATAAGCTGTTCCGTGGTCATAAGCGAAGCAAGCCGCGCCTCTTCGTATGTGTTCATCATTTCCTGCATTGCGTCCATGTGGTTGAGCCTGAGCACAGATTCCTCAGTAAGTGTTTCCTGAAGCTTCGAAATAGACATCTGGTTATAAGCTTCCTGTATGTTCGCTTCAATATCTTTGCACTGGGCAAGATATTCTACGCGTTCATCCATGAGCTGTTTTTCCCTGGCGAGCTTATATTCTTCTTTTTCCAAAGAGAAATCCAGGCTGTCCTTTGCCGTAACTTTATAAGCAATGCCCATTTCATTAAGCGCGGTGATAATGTTGTCTTTCTGTTTCTTGGTTCCGGCTTCGTATTCGGCGCCTATCTGGTCAAAATAATCCACCACGCCTTTATAGTCATTTCTGGCGGTTTCGGTCATGCTGAAAAGATCCGATGCCGAGCCCTTGAGTGAGTTCTGCTGCAGCGCCTGGACGATAGAGGTATATCCGTTTTTTATTTCTTCAAAAGTTTTTTGTTTTTCCTGGGCTTCTTCGTGTATTATCTGGCGGCGCTTCTCGCTGTACGTTTCCTCAAGCCTGTTCAAGTCGCGCTGATAATTTTTATTTGCGCTTTTCGACTTGTTGAGTTCGCTCAGTTCATCGGCATACCATTGATCCAGCACATCCATTTTTGTGCCTGTCATTTCTACCCACTGGTCGGATATCCTCTTGCTGGTGTCCTTTGCCTCTTCCTGCAGTTTTTTTAATGCAGTAGCTGCTTTTTTAGATGCCTTGGTATCTGCGTCGCTGGTGTCCAGTGTTATTCTGGACAGCTTCTGTTTGTTCTTTGCAAGGTCCGCTGCAATCTGGTTCTGCTCCTTGAGCGCGGCATTCTCCTTATAATAATTCGCTGTCGCTTCATTGACGGAGCTGCTGCCTGGTACCGTGGTTTTTGTGCCACCCTGTTTCGTTCCGCGTGCCCTTATATTTGTCTTTGCAGCGCCCCTTTGTCTTGATGTGCCGCCGACCTGCACGCCTTCAAAGCTTTTAACAAGATCTTTCGTCGCATTGCTCATTACATGTGTCGTGCCTGTCAGCTCCGAGGCAAGGAAGCCCAGAGCGAATACAGCGGCCCCTATTATGCCTGGCCAGCCCATAAGCGCCGCCTTAAAAGCAAGTATCTTAGGCGTAGCCATTGCCAGCGCCGGGACAAGCCTTACTGTAAGCAGAGAGGAAACAGCAAGCAGGCTTACCTTTACGCTGTCCGGTATAAGTTCTTTCATAGCGTTGCCGATCCCTGATTTTTCGGCAAGGGAGGCAAATTCCGTCAAAAACTTATTGGTGTCCTTCAGAACATCCTTAAGGTCGAAGGCATCCGCCAGCGTGTTGCCAATTACACGCCCTGAAGCGGCGATGTTGTCCTTCATTGTCGAGAGCATGCCGTTCATGGTCTGGCTCTGTTTGTCCATGCCTCCGGCAAACTGCGTGTTCATACCGTTTACTATTGTTTTTATCGCGTCTGCGCTTGATATGGCACCCTTCTTTGCAAGGTCCTGTGCTTTTGCTATAGTTACGCCCATTGCATCGGCGAGATACTTCCATGCGTTGATACCCTGCTCCGAGAGCTGCATCATTTCCTCAGCCGACACTTTCCCCTTAGCCTGCATCTGTCCGAGAGCACGGATAACAGACTGCATGTTTTCAGGATTGCCGCCCAAACCGCTTACCGCGTCACCGACTGCTGTAAGCATCGGTATAACGTCCTGCGCCGCGAAACCGTAAGCGAGCAGCATCTGGGTCGATTTGCTTATCCCGCTGAGTTCGAAAGGTGTTCTGGCTGCAAAGTCGGAAAGGTCTTTTACCATGCTTTTAGCCGCCGCCGCGGATCCAAGAAGAGTTTCAAATGCAGTTGTAGTCTGTTCCATATCGGCGGCCATTTTCACAGCTCCGGCTCCGGCGGCCATAAAGCCGGTGGCAAGCCAGCCAAGGTGGTTCAATGTTTTCTGCGACTGTGCGATAGCCTCACTTCCGAAAGCGTTTTTTATATTGCGCTGGGTAGCCTGGAGTTCCTTGCGGAGCCCTGACGAATCTGCGGATATTTTTACCAGAAGATCTGCTACAACTGACATTGCCTCACCTCCTCCTTAAAGCAAAATAAAGCCGCCTCATACAAGGCGGCTTTGTCTATTTAAATTTGACATGCGGACATGCCTGTCTGATTTTTTCTTCAAGTTCTTTTTTTGTTTTTTCCTGAGTGTCTCTTAGATGCTCTTTTGTACCTTCGGAGATGAATGCTCCGACAAAATCACCTGCAGACTTATATCTGTTTTCTTCCTTAAGGCAGTAATTTGTGACAGATATTAAAAGGTGCCCCAAGAAAAGCCGGTTTTCATCTTTTTCATGCCGGTGAGCATCAAGCATCACATAAAAATCATATGGCTGCATTGTGCCCAGATCATGAGGGTTAAGCCCCAGCGGACCATAGGCAAAAGGCTTGGCCCATCTGAGCCATTCGGCGAAAGACTCTATTCGTCTTCCGCCGCCGGTGCGTTTTTTTCTTCAGCTTCTTCATCTTCCGGCTCCGGAATGAGCCCAATTGCACGGTCAGCGGCGGTCTTGCCGTAAATCCCGCTTGCAATGATCGCTTTTCCTACGGCCATTTCAAGCTGTGAAAGGGTCCCTCCGTTATCCAGGTGTTTTTCAATCATCCGGCTGATTTTCACATCAGTGAGCTTGAAATCTGTGTAGTTATGTGCAAGTCCTATGGCAAGGGCCTTCTTTACGAAGCCGACGCCTGTGTTGTCGCGGTCTACCGCCATTTTGGTCACGGTTGTTCCGGTCATTGCCTCAAGCAGTTCCAGCCGGTCAATGTCAAAATAGATATCTTGTCCAGGTTCAAAATAATTAAAAGGAATACAGCGTTTCATGGTTGTCCTCCTCAAGAAAAATAAAGAGGGAGCCGTAGCCCCCTCCTGTCCTTATGCTGTGACTGTAAGCAGCACAGTAAGTGCAGCTCCGTCGCCGGTTGTAACTTCAACCGTATGATTGCCAACGGACAGCGCTCCGCAGGTCGCCGATTTTATGGTCAGCGTGCCTGATGAATATGTATATCCTGTGCTTATCGTTACCGAGCTGCCGTCTATCTTCACAGCCGATACTGTTGTAGTTGACGGCGCTATTGTAAAGACCTTGTCAGAAGGCGAAGCCTTGCTGACGGTGGCTGATGACGGCGTAATGCTTGGTGCGCGTTCAGCCAGCTCTCCATTGCCGGTTATCGTCCCTGAAAACTCTGCGGCACCGTCATGCGGCGTGTTGAGCGAGCATGATTTGACGTATCCCCAGCCAAGCTCGGCGGTTTTATCCGGGTATTCGAACTTGCAGTAAATATCCTTGCCATTACGCCAGCACTGTTTTATTATCGCGATTCCGTCATCCTGCAGCAGCATCAGGCCGCCGAGGTCCACAGACCATCCTCGAGGTCCGGCCATGCCGTTTTTCCAGCCGTTGCTTATTTTATGCGACAGGTCGATATCATCCGCTTCACAGCTCATGTCAGCGGATCTCTGCGCTCCCACAAGCACCCATTCGATGGACGGATATGTTCCTTTTGCTACATAAAACAAATATTTGATTCCAAGAGTTGCCAGCCCTGAAACAGCGGGGTTTTCAGGCGTTGTTATATTGTTTGCCACTTTTATCACTCTCCTATGCTTTTTGCTGGATTTGCGCTACGAACGTAAGAACGGCATGAAATGCGTCTTCGTCCTCTTCGAAAATTTCAGCCTGGTCTATATCCTGTCCCAGACATTCAAATCCTGTACCGCTAAGATCAATGGGACAGGCGCTGAGGACAATGGAAACATCGTTGCATATCTCCTCTATCTCAGCCTTTGATGTGTCTGTACTCCAGACATGGAGCTGCAGAGATACTTCCGGTATGTTTATTACTTTTGTCCCGTTCGCCTTGAATGAAAACGGCCCGATGACAATACACGGATATTCGGCCTCTTCCGGATCCGGCTGACGGTCATATACCTTTGTATCCTGGTGGCCGGACAGTGCTTCATAGACGCCCTTATGCGTCGCGTTAAACGGTATCCGTCTGTATATCATGGTTTCACCGCTTTTTTAAGCTCAGAAACAAAGCCGGGACGTTCCTTCTCATATGCCGGCCGGATGAACGGACGCGGATAACGGCGCGGGATTTTTGCTCTCGTGGGGTAAATCAAGTTTCCCTGTATTCCGATAAGCAGCAGGGTTTTCTTTTTCTTCGGCTTTGCTGTTGAAGGATTGACGCCCATCTCAAGCAGATGCGCATGCGGAGCCTTTGCTCCGAAATAGCCGGTACATTCAGCCCTGTGGAAGGAACTGAAAAGCGACTTCTTTAAATTTCCGCTCTTATTGCTTATAACTTTCTCAGCCTGGTACTTCATTTTGCCGACTGCACTCTGCACGGCTTTTTCAATACGAAGCCTGCTTTTGCCGTCATACATCGATATCGATCTCAGGGCTGCCTGAAGTTCTCTGTTTGCAGGGGTTATTTCCAGCTTGATAAGTGATTCCTTGCCATTCAGCCTCTTGAGATTGCCGCCGGTTACATCAAGACGCACGTCTGCTCACCTCCTGCACCATAAGGCCGGTGGACTCCGAATCAATGTCATAAACATTGGTTATCCTGTAGATTTTTGCGCCGTCGATAAGCTTATACCCAGTCCTGATATCATTCCTACGCCGGATGACAACGTTCTGTGTCACAATTGATGCAGGTGCGCCCTGATAAACCTCCGTGCTTGTACTAGGTTTTTCGAACATGGCCCATACAGAGCAGAGCTCCGTTTCAGCCTGTCCTTTCTGCGTCTTTCCTCCCTGCCCGTCGTCGATGCTCGGGACATAAGTGATCTTAACGCGGTGATTCAGTTTGCCCGGGTTCATATGTAGTCACTGCAGCCTTCTATGTGCGCCAGTATCGCGTCCACAGTGTGCTGTATGCCAGTTACTATCGTGCCCTTTGCAACTATCTCGCGGTTGTCGTACCAGTGCGAAACCATAAGCCTCACGCACTGCTGGTATAAAGGATCCTCAGCGAGGGCAGCATAAGTTTTTTCACCTGTCTCGCTTGTTCCCAACAGCGCCTGTGTCTTGCTGACCTTGCCCGATATATATTTATCCGCCGCGGATATCTGCGCGCTTATAAGGTCGTCCTCATCGTTCGTATCGACACGAAGGTATTTTTTTAATACATCTGTATTCAGCGGCATGCAATCACTCCTGTTCATAAAAAGAGGAGGGTGAAAAACCCTCCTCTTATGCCCCTACTGTTACCGTTACCGCAACGTTTCCGCCGTCAGGCATAACGGCCGTGAATGTTTTATTCCCGTTTGCCAGCCCGGACAGATACGCCTGCTTTATCGTGAGTATCCCGGACGCGTATGTATAGTTGCCGGTATTCACTGTTGCCGCTCCGATCAACAGACTGGACATCACAGCCGTCGAAGGCGACACCGTAAACACTGCGTCAGCAGGAGCGGCCTTGCTGAACACAGCGCTCGCCGGGCTTACGGTGTTACCTATTTTTTTAAGGTCACCAGGGAATTGACATCAACGACCTTGCCGTCAGCAAGGATAATGGCCTTTGTGATCTGGTCGTCAGTTTCGTTGTCCTCGTACCTTTTGACGGTCATGCTGTAGTTAGTGTTGAGGACGTAATCCGAAAAATCGAACAGGAACGCCCATACCGTTTCATCAGTAAGCCCAGCTGCATAGGTAGGAATGTAATTGCAGAGCACGACCTCACGCCCAAGAAGCGTACGCGACGGTTTGCCGTCTATGCCCATGTTCACGCGCGCTATCGGATGCCCGTCTGTACCTACTTCAGCAAGAAGCTGGCCGAACGTCTTTTTTGTCATTACCCAGACAGCACCGTTTTCATATTCAATCGGCAGCGCAGCTTCCGCCTCAACGAATTTGGCGTATACCGGAGTCGCGTCAATGGCCTGCCCGGTCACCACAGTCTCCGAAAGAATACCTTTGGGAGACGCTGTGCCGGCTCCGCTTATTATCGACTGTTCAAGCGCCTTGACCATTGCCTCCGCGACGTTGGCCTGCAGGGCGGCTTCAAAGGCCGACAGTGCCATAGTATCTGTTTCAAGAGATACGGAAACAGCGCAGCGCAGCTTGTAATATCCGAATGTTATGCTGCCTGTCCCTTTTCTCTGCTTAGGGCTTGTTGCTCCTTCGCCGACCCATGTAGCAACCGGTTTTACGTTTGAAGTCGGTATGCCTACGCCGCCCTTGTAGGCTGTGCGGGTAATACGCGAAAGGATCATGCCTGTAGCTTCAATCTTCTCAATGATCTTGTTGAGGATTGTTTCAGGGATCACAGCGCCGACATCTGTCGTAAGGGTGTTGTCGCGAAGTTCCATCGGGATTTCCTTGCCGGCCAGTACATAGGACATGAAAGCTTTGCGGTATTCCATTGAATCAGTGCCGTGCTTCTGTTCCTCCGGTTTCTCAGGTATCCTGAACGGTACGGGAGTGCCGCGCACTTCGTCTATGTTGATTTTAGCTGCTATCTCGAGCTTTTCCTGAATTGAGCGCTCTTCCTTTTCCAGGGTTTCAAGCTCCTTCTGTATCGCCTCGAGATCTACTTCGCCGCCCGCCTGGAGCGCAGAGCGGATTTCCATTTTACGTGCATTTATTTCCTGAAGTCTTTTTTCCATAATATCTTTCCTCCTGTGATTTTATTTTTACCGCGCCATCCGGCGTGTCGCCGTCCCGTCCGGAAACGGCAATAAAAAAACACCCTCTTGGGGTGTTTGATTTAAAGATACGTAGCTATAAGCAGCCGGCGTTTTCTCAGTTCAAAATCTTCTTTAAGCTTTTTTTCCATCTCAACCCTGGCGCCGAAGTAATCCCTAACAGATATTGTCGCCTTGTCATATGCCGGTGAATCGACCGCCGAAACATCGCCTATCCGCCTTATCTTCTCAATTACCCTGGTCCTGGTCTGCACGTCGTAACTATCCTTCTCGACAGCAAATGCGAAACTCATCTTATCTATGTCCTTGCGCCTGATAAGCTCATACAGATCCCTTCCCGCGGTCGTCCTCGCAAGGTTCGCGGTCATCCGCAGGCCCTTTTCGTCAATGACCAGGGAAAGCGTCCTGTTGCGTGTTCGGGCCATTACCATGACGTCGCTGCTGTGGTTATACTTGAAAGGAACGTCCGACATATCGGCCCCGTCCAGCGCGCCGCGTTTTATCATCTCGCTGTACTTTATCCCTTCATATTCAAAAATAACCGTCGGCGAATCGTAGACAACGGGGTAGCCGGTAACAAGCAGATCTTCATTCACCGCCTCCGCCATCCTCAGTTCCGCCATCCTTGTTTCCATTTCCGCCTTCTGCATCCCCATCCTCCTCTCCGACCTGGTATTTGTTGGCTTTGGCCGAGTCGACGTAATTAAGCGACACCAGCCTCTTTTCACCGTCCTCGACAGGCCCCAGGTTGAATATTTCCCTGCCTTCGTTTATCTTCAGCAGCCCAAGCGGAGACAGCTCCTTGATAAGGCTTATCTTCGTCTTTGCGCTCGCGTACTGCAGCCTGTTCGCTTCGAACAGTATCTCGTTTCCGTGTCCCTGTTCGCGGGCCGTAAAGCATTTTGACGTGAATTCAAGGCTGAGCTGTATCGCTATCGGCTCAAGCGATGATTCATAGAACGCGTTCCATTCATCCTCGTTGTAATTTGCCTGGATAATTTTTTCATTCACGCCGAAATATCTGTAAGCGTTCTGGCGCGCTATCTCCATCTGCTCGGAGTCGGCCATCATTGATTTGGATTCAAGCGGCGTAAAGTCGGCTTTGGCATCCAGTGCCGCTATGCCGCCGTCGTTGTTTATGCCCATGTAGTCCGCTACAAACTCATCCTTCTGTTTCTTCAGGTCTTCCGGACGCAGGGTAGACGTGAATTTCATGAAACCCCTAAGCCTTGCGCTGGATTTTATGGCGTTTACAATGCCCTGGTTAATCGTGTTTATAAGCGTCTGTGTCGGCTTGTAAGCTTTCCGCCCGTCCTCGCCGAAGATATCATCGCGGCAGAAGTGCCTCCGGAGGTGGATAAGGTCCGTATACGGCACCGTCATCCTGAATCCCGTCTTGAACGAGAACCTGCAGTACATATCGCCCTGGTATTCAACAAGCTCGACGGTGGAGAAGTTTATCGGGAAAAAACCGGTGATCATGCCTCCCACAGTCTGAATGTAGATAAAAGCGTTGTTGTTGCTGTAGAGCTGGCTGACCGTCTTGTAAATGAAATCGTACGCGTTCATATACGGGTTAGGCCGTATCTGGAGCAGCCTTTCAAGGTTGGAATTGGTGTTTAAGATATCGCCGTTTATCCTCCTTATATGCTTGGGCTTCAGTTTCGCGGCGTTCCTTGCAACCGCGTCTATGCATGTGCGTCCGATATCGGAGTCGTAAATTTCATCTCCGGAGTCAGTGAATACGGGTACAGAATCGTTGAGCATCTTATAATAGGTCGTTGTCTGCGGCGGTTTTTTGCCGCCGAAGATACTGCTTATCATGCTGCGGATCTCCGTTTTGCTCACCTCCTTAAATAAGAGCCCTGTAATCTTCGTAATGCCTCTCAAGCGCCACATACGCGTCAAGCAGTGACGCTGTGCCGTCAATGCGCCGCCGCTGGCTGCCGCCTTTTACCGGCTGGATATTATCGTTCTTGTCCACTTCGACAGATGTGTTTGAAAGGCACCACTTGAGGATAGGGTTATTGTTGTAGTTGATTATTTTTGATTCCAGGTCGGCTCCAAGGGATTTCATCGGTGAAGAGAGTGTTCTCTTTCCCTGCACGACAGCCTCCATCGCCTCGCTGCCCAGGAAATCCTTCATCTCTTCCACGAAATATGTAGCTGACCAGTTGTCGTATCCGAAGTACGATATGTATATGTCGTACTCTTCTTGCACCTCCCTGAACCATTCGACTACATGCTTGTAATGCACCTTGTTGCCAGGGCATGTCCTTAAAAGCCCCATGTTCTTCCATGTGGAATAAGGTATCTTGTCGTCTAGCTCCCTCGCTTCGAGGATGTCTTCCGGGATCCAGTACATCTGCAGGACATATATGTGTGGGTCGTCAGGCACCATGAAGAGTACCGTCGCGCATGTAAGGTCCACTGTAGATGAAAGGTCCGCGCCGCCTATTCCATATCTCGGCTTTAAAGCAGCCAGGTCAAAGGTTTCGGTGTTGTTGAGCTGCTCGAAGGTAAGCCAGGCTTCCGACGCTGTTTCTCTTACGTTGAAGTCTTTGGTGACCAGGTTCTTTACCAGCAGCGGATTTTTCTTTGCTTTTTCAACCTTGCCGGCAAGTATACTGAGGCTTTTGATAGTCCCGAGCCCGGGGTTCGCTTTCTTCCAGCAGGACGGATCCTGCCATTCGCTGCGTTTGTCGAGTTCGTATATTATTGGCAGCACTCGTTCGTCATGGTATCCGTCAGGGTCTCCGTAGCCGTTTATTATCTGTACGCATTCATCGTATTTAAGATCGAATATGCCTTCTCGCAGGGTTCCGGCCGTTGACACTATGATCGAAAGGGGCTGCTCCCTCGCGCTCATCCCGTCGATTATTACGTCATAAAGGTTTTTATCCGCTATGGCATGAAGTTCATCTATGAGTGAGCAGTGGACGTTGAGCCCGTCAAGTGTTCCGCTTTCGGACGATAGCGGCTTGAATACACCGTCGTTCGCTTCGCAGATGATTTCCCCGACAAGCGTTTTAGCGCGCCTGGAGAGGACCGGCGATTTTTTTACCATGCGCTTGCCCTCAAGCCATATTATCTTTGCCTGGTCACGCTTTGTTGCTGCGGATACTACTTCCGGCCCGTTTTCGCCGTCCGCCAGCAGCATGTAAAGCGCGATGGCACTGCCCAGAGTTGATTTGCCGTTTTTACGGGCAACTATGAGTATGACTTCCTGATATTTCCTTGTACCGTCTATCTTATGGACGAAACCGAATATCGCCGCGATAAGGGCTTTTTCCCACAACTCAAGGATAAACGGCTCATTGCCCATCTTACCCTTGGAATGCCGGCAGTATTTCTCAATGAAGGTTATAGGGTGCTGTGCTTTGTTTTCGTTGTATTCCCATTCACTGTTTTTATCGTCTAAATCCCGGACGAGCTTTTTATATACCTTGTAGACCTTGCGGCTTACGATCTCCCTGCCTGACCGTATTTCCTCCCAGTACTGCCGTATAGGGTTCGTGCTGCCTGCCGGCAGATCCGGCTTATTCTTTTTCGTTGACGAAGGCTTCGAATTCATCTTCCGGCTCCTTCGGCGGCTCCTTGACAACAAACTCCGTAAGCTGCTTCATGATGCCCTGGTAGTTTTTGTTCATGGTGTTGTAAAGTCTTGCCATAGGCCGCTCTCTTTCATAAGGGGCTACCTCGGCGCTCTGGGAGAACATTTCCGTGAAGCCGTTCTCGTCCAGGTCGGCTTCCATATCCTCAAGCGTGACACGCATAAACGCCGCCCTCCGGATAAGTCCTTCGATGGCGGCGCGCTCTTTTTCTGAAATCTCTCTGTATATATCATTTACACGCTTTATTTCTCTCCTGATTCTCTCATCTTTGCTCAATTCCTTCTTTCTCAAGCCATCGCCTCCTTTTTCTGGGGTGGGGGGTCACGCGCGCGGCCTGCGTGTTTTCTGAAGCTCCACGTTCCGGTCTGGGTTTTCGGTACTTCGAAAGTCAAATAGGGGGGGATTTTATCGCGATTAATTGCCCTTTTTCATCAAATTTTACGTCTTTTCGGGTGATTTCTTTGCCAAAATGCTCCCTGTTATGGCACTCAAGGCAGAGGAATTCAAGATTATTCCAGTTAAGAGTGACCTCTGGGTCATTTTCATTCTCGTTTGTAATCCTTATTTTATGATGGACAATGTAGCCTGGTTGTTTGCATCTTTCACAGAGATAGAGAACCGAAGCCGCATATGCGTCCCTGCACCTTATCCATTCGCTGCTTGAATAGAAATCCCTTCTTGCCATCGTTTCAACCTCACGAATGCAACATAATTTTTTACCTCTAAAATGAACGCAACATAATGAGGCAACATCATATTCATGCAGAATTGCCTTAAAGACAGTCATAAAGAAATTCTGCAGCCTCCGCTCCTCCCCTGATTACTACGAATGCACCATAATGGTATTTTGTGTTATTCGGGATGAGGACGCCAAAGGCGGACACTGACAAAGGAATCATCGTATTTGCACACCCCATGTCCGATGCAGGATTTATTAACATCAGTATTGGTTAGATGTTCAGGCTCTTGATAAGGTTGTCCGTTTCATCTTTTGTTATTCCTATATACGCAAGCGTGACCTCAGGTGATGAGTGGTTGAGCATGAACTGGATGCGTGTGATGTCGGTACCGGCAGCATACAGTGCGTAACCAAAGGTCTTCCTCATCGTGTGCGTTCCTACACGATACCGTATGCCGGCCTCACGTGCTGCGTCATGAAGCGCCCGCCATGCCGCAGAGCGTGTGATAGACCTGCTTCCGCCGCCTTTCCTCGACGGGAAGAGCG